GGTGCACTTCGTGAACAGGACGAGGTGCTTGAGCTGGAAGATGCCCTGGACGACCTCCGAGACACTCCCAGACTTCTGTACCTTCATCGTGCTATTGTTCTCAGACATGACCGTCTCCTGCTCAGCAAAGTCGCCCTCGCAACGGAACACGAGGTCCGTGCCAGAAGAAGTGATTTCCACATCCAGCTTCTCCCCAAGCGCATTCATGTCGCGACAGATCTTCTGGAGATCCACTGAGGGCATGTGAATAATGTTAGAGAAGTTGAGGTTGGGGATCTGGATCTCGTCAACATTCGTGTCAAAGAGTTTGAGGAAGTAGTTCGTGACCGTGGACTTCTCCGAGTTCTCCATGCGAATCCCGAGCTTATTCGGATTAGACGCAGGTAGGTAGAGCGTGAGATTATCATTGTTGCCCATGGTCTTGATGAGCTTGAAGAAGTAGATCATGTTCACGCCCAGGATGTGCTTTGCCGGGCAATAGAAATTCTCAAAGCGGTCATGATGAAGACGGAGATACACTAGGACAGTGTGTGTCTCATCAACGGACATGACTTTTATGCCATTCTGGTCAAACTCCAAATTCGCCTCCGTAAGGATCTCTTTCAGTGCTTCAATGAGTGTGCGGAAAGCTCCCGCCTGGACAGTTCGGACTTCGAAGAGGTTGCCGTTCGCGTTGGCCTTGCTGGTGCTCATCTAATGCCCGGAGGTATTCCATCTTTAGCCCGATGGACACAGTTAAAAGTTGCGGCGTCTTGTTTTGCGATTCCGTTTGCTGTTTAGTCTACGTCGTGTTGATGACTTGGAATTGTATAAGCTATATGCTTGTCTGAGCACAAGAGGCAGAAGATAATAAGCACCCCGAACTCCTTCAAAAACGGATGGATAGTATCCACCTCTTTGTTTCATTTACTCTTGGGGAATATAATTGTATATATATATAGAATGGCTAAGACGAGGACACGCAGAGGAGCCAGGAAAAATGTTACGCGTAGAGGTGGAGGGAAGGAAAGCGGAGGCATGGATGTAGAAGGTTCCAAGGTACGCAGTGTTGTTAAACCGAAATCTATGAAGCACGGTGCCAAGGGAAAAACACATACAGTTATAAGAATAAAAGGAGTGACAAAGGCAAATATTACTCTTAATAAAAAACGACGAGCTGAAGCAAAGGCAGAGAGATACTTGCAAAAATATCGCGCTGCTCTAGCTGCAGCGGCGGCTGCCGCTGAGGAAGAGGAGGAAGAGGAGGAAGAGGAAGATGAGGATCAGGAAGCGTATCTTGGAAATGAAGAAGAATTTGAAGAAAGAATGGCAGAAATACCAAAGCCATTTTTACCCTACGTCGCACCTCCTGTAGATAATAACAATGCCATGAAAAAATTATTGGCAAACCTGCCAAATGGCACAGGTCCCGCGGGAAATAATAACAATAGCAAATAATCGTATAAACAGATGGAACTATACTTTGGATTTGGTATCGTGTGTAACAAATCCGAGAGTCTCAACGTAACTTCGGCGGTCTCTTGTATAGAATCCGGCGAGAATCGCATACTGGTGTTAAAGGAGACTGTACGGAAGATCGGTGTGAATGAGCCAATCGGTGTTCACACCATGAATGAACGCATGGTCGGATACATGGAAGAATTCATCGGCCACACTGGATTTCATAATTACCGGCCAGAATGGCTGGTATTTAAAAATTGACCAAGGGTTCCCCCTTACTCCTCAGTCCCACCTTTCAAATGACGAGCGCTTCAGGCAGTGACTACAAGAAGCTTTCTCACCGCGAGCATATTCTGGAGTTGCCCGATACCTATGTCGGCAGTGTAGAGACCCATGAAGAGTGGCGGTGGGTCCTGGACTCTGACGCGGGCAAGATGGTCCACCGCAAGATTCCCTTCAACCCTGGATTCTACAAGCTGTTTGATGAGCTCGTCGTCAATGCGCGCGATGCGCGGATTCGCAGTATGACCTCGGCCAATCCCGTCAAGCATATTGCGATCCATGTTGAGCAAGAGGGCGGGTCCCTGAAGATCAGCGTGGAGAACGACGGTGACGGCATCCCCATTCAAGAACACGCCGAGCATAAGGTCTGGGTTCCAGAGCTCATCTTCGGCCACCTCCTCACCAGCGGGAATTACAACAAGGAAGAGGAGAAGATCGTCGGTGGCAAGAACGGCTACGGCGCCAAGCTCGTCAACGTGTTCTCCACTGAGTTCAAGCTAGAGGTGCGAAGCCCCGCCCAAGGCTCCAAGTACACCCAGGTGTGGCATGACCACATGAGCCGGTGCGACAAGCCGTCCGTGAAGAAGGACGCCGGCAAGGGCTTTGTGCGTGTAACCTATACTCCGGATCTCTCGCGGTTCATTGGGTTTGAGCAAGAGGAGATGGTGAATGTTCTGCGCACGCGCACTTGGGAGCTCGCCGCCCTGTGTGGCAAGGACGTCAAGGTTTCGTGGAACGGGACCGCCGTGGTAGCCAACACCTTTGACAAGTTCGTCAAGCTCTTCTTGCGCGACTCGGCCGGCGTGGTCTACGAGACCTGTGGCACCGACGCGCGCCGTTGGGAAGTGGCCTGCGTCCTCAGCCGTTCTCTGTACGACGAGGACAGCGGGTCGGCAGATGAGTCTGCCCACGCCGTCAGTTTCGTCAACGGCATCAATACTCGCAAGGGTGGCAAGCACGTGGACGCGGTGGTGCGCACTGTCCTGGGCGATTTCTGCGAGGCCGCCGCGAAGAAGAAGGTGCCTGTGAAACCCGGCCAGATTCGCGATGCCGTCGTCTTCTTCGTCAATGCCACAATTGTGAATCCCGCCTTTGACTCACAGACGAAGGAGACGCTTACTACGCCCGCCGCAAAGTTCGGCAGTACCTTCAAGACCGACGGGAAGCTCGTGGATGGCCTGATGAAGATTGGACTGCTAGAGGAGGCCCAGGCCGCCCTCGACGCCAAGCAGGCCAAGGACGCGAAGAAGACGGACGGCACCAAGAAGAAGACGTTGCGCGGATTTCCCAAGCTGGAGGACGCGCTCTGGGCCGGCACCGCGCGCAGTGGCGAGTGTACCTTGATTCTCACCGAGGGAGACTCAGCCGCCACGTCGGCCATCACTGGCTTGAACGTGGTCGGTCGCGAGCGCTTCGGCGTCTTCCCCCTCAAGGGCAAGATGATCAACGTCAAGGACATCTCCCAGGAGAAGTTCAACAAGAACGAGGAGCTCACGGCCATCAAGGCAATCCTCGGTCTGCGCCAGGGAATGCACTACAAGGACCGGACCAGCCTCCGTTACGGTCGTGTGATGATCATGGCCGACCAGGACCATGACGGCTCGCACATCAAGGGCCTGGTGATGAACTTGTTCCACACCGAGTGGCCGGAGCTGATGCAGATGGGCTTTCTCTGCTCGCTCGCCACGCCTCTGTTGAAGGCCACGCGTCGCTCAGAGGTACTCAGCTTCTACAGCGCCGGCGAGTATGAGCGGTGGTTGGAGCAACAGGGTGGGTCCAGTAGCGGGTGGACCATCAAGTACTACAAGGGTCTGGGTACGAGTACAAAGCAGGAGGCCAAGGAGTGGTTCGAGCGCCTGGCCGAAATTCGCTACGAGTGGTCGGCCGGGGCCGACGATTCCATGTCGCTCGCCTTCCACAAGAAGCGCGCCGATGATCGCAAGGATTGGCTGTCCAACTACGACCCCAAGCGTATCTTGGACATTGGTGCCGGTGGCTCCGTGCCCTATACGCGCTTCGTGAATGACGAGCTGATCCACTTCAGCAATGCCGACAATCTGCGCTCCCTGCCCCACATCATGGATGGCCTCAAGCCTTCCCAGCGCAAGATCCTCTTTGGTTGCCTGAAGCGTGGGTTGCGCTCCGAAATCAAGGTGGCCCAGCTCGCCGGCTATGTGTCGGAGCACGCAGCCTACCACCACGGCGAGGCGAGTCTGTGTGGCACGATTGTCGGAATGGCGCAGAACTTCGTCGGCAGTAATAACGTGAATCTGCTAGTGCCGAGTGGGCAGTTCGGCTCTAGGTTGCTGGGTGGCAAGGACTCCGCATCGCCCAGGTATATCTTCACCTATTTGGAGCCCATTGCCGACAAAATCTTCCGCAAGGAGGATGCCGGGATCCTCAAGCATCTGGAGGACGATGGCATGAGCATTGAGCCGGAGCACTACTTGCCGGTGGTACCCGTTCTCCTCCTGAATGGCTGTGTGGGCATCGGTACCGGGTTCAGCACGGACATTCCGCCCTATAACCCTGCCGATATCGTGCGTGTGCTCAAGGACCGCCTGGCTGGTCGGCTGAGCACAATGTCGGGCGTGCCCCTGCGTCCTTGGTGGCAGGGATTCAAGGGCGAGGTCGTAGCCGGGGCCGATGCGCACTCCTATATCACCAAGGGCATCTCCGTGTTTGACGATGAGAAAAAGACGGTGACTATCACTGAGTTGCCGGTGGGCGTGTGGACGAAGGACTACAAGATGTTCTTGGACGAGGTGGCGTCGGTGGAGAAGACCAAGGACGGCGAGAAGGTGCCCAAGGCGATGGAGCACGCGTATACGGACGATGGTAAGCCTGTGTTAAAGGGGTTTGATGACCTGTATACTGACGACGAGGTGAAGTTCGTGCTGTATTTCGAGGAGGACGCGTATGAGGAGATGAAGGCGCATCCGGAGGACTTCATCAAGCGTTTCCGGCTGACGAGCACTTGGCGCACGAGCAACATGGTGGCATTTGATGCTGCGATGAAGATTGTGAAGTATTCGACGGTGGGCCAGATTCTGGAGGCGTTCTTCGTGCCTCGTCTGGCGTCGTATGAGGTCCGGCGCTTGCGCGAGATGGAGCGCCTGGAGGCCGAGGCCGTGGAGGCGGATGCGAAGGCGAGGTTCATTCGCGCTGTGCTGGCGGGCTCCATTGACTTGCGCAGGGCATCGGATGCCGAGATCGTGGGTGCAATGCAGAAGCACTCTTTGCCTGCGCTCGGGGGCGGGGACCCTGGTACGGTGGACGGTTATGACTACCTTCTGCGCCTGCGCATGGACCGGGTCAAGGCCACGGCCGTGGAGGATGCCGAGAAGGCGGTGGCGGCTGCTCGGGCTGCCGTGGCGGCCCTTGAGGCCACGACGGCGGGGGCTCTCTGGCTCAACGACCTAGAGGACTTTGAGGCAGGGTGGGAGAAGATGGTGAAGAGCCGGACTGCTGCTACAGGCAACACCGTGCGCAAGGTATACGTGACGACGAAGAAGCCCAAGAAGGTGGCTGCTGCCTCTGCTGCTGTGGCAGCAGCTACATGAAGGGCCCAATAGGCTTCGTCCGGGTACCAGCACTGCTGAGGTGAGTGGGGTGCGCCATCGGTACAGGCAGAGTATTGATATCCTTCAAATAATACATGTGATGTTCCACGGCGGATAGTACATGGGGCACAGACCAATTCAGAACCCGGCGATTCAGCTCATCTATCTGTCCTTGAACGTCCTTCAGGTTATTTCTAGCATATTGATAATATATGGCGCGCATGATCATTTTCATTTCATCCGTTGACTGGTCGTCTATCACATAACCCTTCGGCTGGCTTTTTTCATAGACTTCCTTTCTCAGGGCGCTCTGAATAGCTTTCATATTTGCCTGGGAAAAGAATGCCTTGCTCAGATCATTCTGTTCCCAGTTACCTCTAAGCATGTCTTGTTGGAACTGTACCTCCGTCTCTGTCTGATAGGTAAGTCCGGATGGAGTTCCTGCCGATGCATCCTCACCTCCGAACAAGTTTACACGACCGTTGTTCATCTCTATTAAATTCAAAATTCTTTATAAATGGCTTCTTCCTCAGGGAATCGTGCCGGCTATAGTCAATCGGGAGGGGGATATCTTATGATCGTTTCTTCCATTACACGGGCACAGTTAAATGTGTATACACCGGCCTCTGGCTCGGCAGTAGGATCTTTCTCACATGCAACCCCAAGTGATGTGCCAGATACTAGTTTATTTGAAGTAGGCCACTTACTCAAAGACATGGGTCGTACAATAGTATCTTCTAGCCGTACATTCCGAAAAATCCAGGCCGTCGTCGGAATGGCTTCCGATGCCAGCCCAACATATGGCGTCGGTGGTCAAGCGCCCAACTACACCTCTTTCTATCTGGAAACAGGGCGTGAAGGCGCAGCAGCTACTGCCGGCAATCTAGCACTCGTGGTGAGATATTTGTAGAAAATCTATAGCCTGTGTTAGAAAATGGCAGTAGTCACATATGCTTCATTTGGAGCTGTACGCATTGACATAGATGGAAAGTGGCAACCCAACTATTGGCTGATTGCTTATTATGTGGTATGCCTTCTCATTATGGCGAATTTGGCAGCGTTCTTTTGGGGACGTGGGCAGGCTTTAGCTGCATTAGCAATTGTACCTATGTTATTAGTTGTATTTATATCCTTTGGTATTCGCTGGAATTGGTTCATGGAAAAGGCTCCTCTTGGTACAAAAGTAGCTGACGGCGCATGCGTAGGAACTAGCACAATAGAACCACCAAATACACCCTACCCCCCCGTTGTAAATATGTGCCCCGATTTCATGACTGCGTGGAAAGATTCGATGAACGACAAGATTTATTGCTATGACGCAGCTAACACGTATAATATGAAGACATATAATGGAGCAGGACTGAAAACGAATCTCACCATTAATGGGCTCGGTGGCCAGTCAGCCTATTTACTCTTTGACCCTAGTCAAAACCAAGCTTCCACAAATCCCACGACGGACGATGGTGGCCTTCGTTGGCCCCTGTATGCGTTGATAGAGAACAACTTTGCCACGTTAAGCAATGATCCTCAAGGCAGGTATCTGAAGTGGGAAGGTATCATACAATCCACCGGCAATCGCTATGACTTCTGGAAGTATAATATGATGCGCGTACTTCCCGGTATAACCGGCAAGATCCCTTCTGGGAACGAGTAAATGCATCCGAAGGTCTATTTAGTCCGAAGGTCTATTTAGTCCGAAGGTCTAAACTATAGAGCCAAAGGGGAACAAGAATGGCGAAGGCCAAGGAATCCAAAACGGTCTGCCTACATCCAACCATTGAAAAATCCATTTTCCAATGGTTTGAAAATAGGACGACGCCCGCTGTCTTTCTCGTCGGTCCTCCAGGCGTAGGGAAGACGACCCTCGCATATCGCGTCATGCAAGAGCACGATCTACGCGTCAGTGAATTCAACGCGAGCCATACACGTTCTGGAGCCTGTTTCCGTAAGGTCATCTTACCCCTCTTACAAAGCGGGGGAGTCATCAACATGATGGAAACGGGGAAAAAGGGGGGACTCGGAGTCATCTTGGACGAGATAGACGGCTTGAGCAGTGGTGAAAAAGGGGGTCTGCAGAGTCTCCTTGCTTATTTGCGTGAGTGGAAACCGGCGAATCCTGGTGTACCGGTGATTTTTATAAGCAATACTATACACCAGCGCATGCTACAAATGATATCCAGATATTGCCTGACAATCAAGGTGGGCATGGCTGACGAAACCCAGATATCTTCTCTGCTTGGAATATCCGTGCCGAACGAGTGGAAGCGTCTTGGAAATGGCGATCTGCGTCCCCTCTTACGCGGAGAGTATATGGAAGGCCATAATGCAGATGACGAGATGCCTGTAGAAATACCCGACGGCGTTGTACCATTGGCGAGATGGTGTCTGTATAGCGAGATGGACCCCTATTTGACCCTGGAGATGGAAAACAACGACAGTAATTTGGCCGGGCTCGTCATTGCCGAGAATTTGCCAGATCGCATAGAAGGTGTAAAAGGGGATACGCGGGAAGCCTGGGATTTGTATGTGAAGTTATTCCAATGTATCCAGGAATCGGATTACGCAGATTACTGGGCCTTCTTCTATCAGACCTGGCGTCTCCTCGGACTCAGCCAGGATGTGAAACTCAATACGGTCAATATGTATATCAGCCAAGAAGCGCCTTGGACGTCCGAAGAACCTGCTCTCACCGCCATACGGTACACACCTGTTCTCACGAAACAGTCGGCGCTCTTCAACACCTGGAAAATGTTGTGCGAGATCGCCGATACCCATGGAACAAGTATTCGCATCACCCCGCTGGCCTTGATGCTTTCCCTGAATATGGAGAATTCTTCTGGCATTGTCACAAAGAAACAAGACAAGAAGAAAAAGGTGGATAGTATGGCGCTATTCTCGCTGGTTTAATAATCTTATGAACCGAAGTGGGACAATCCTGCCGAGTCGATAAGATCTTCCTAGGATATTGTGTTCTTCCGCCTGGCCCATCTTGTGTAAAAGGATGATATGAGTGGCAAAGGGAATATTCATACCGGCGATACTGGTATTGCTATTGATAAGAAGTATCTTCGTAGGCCCATTTTCAAAATCGGCCACCTGTCTCGCAATCATATCCTTATTTCCTTGCAGGTGTTGTATAGGAAAACGATGCTCTATGCTCGTGCGAATATCTTCCAAGGGGTTATCGTATCTGCTGAAAATGAGGAATTTACCTTCAGGATTAGCTTCCAGGATTTTTAGGAGGGCCTCCATCTTTGTTGGCACATGTGTAATAGGGGTATTTGCAGGCAGTGAATCTGCAGAAACGGCTTTCAGATCATTTGGGTGAATAGGTTCGCGACATAGAGGGCAGTCCAAATGACGGACTAACCACTGTAAGATACAGGTACCGCAAAATATATTAGAACAACACTGTGTTACAAGAGTCTGCTCAGGGGCCTCGTAACAAACGGAGCACACTTCCTTTGCGATTTGGCTCATCTTTTCCTGGATGCGGACAATGTCGGCCTCTATGCGACGGATTTTACCCCTCATCTCACTCGCAGATGTTTCTGACTGACCGGGCTGTGCTAGCGCCATATTCAGTTGGGCAATTTCCCTGCGCCTGTAGTCGGTAACGGCATCCACGACGGTCATCGGATTCTGGGAAGAAACGCCGAGATCCAGTAGAGCACCTTTAATATCGCCCGCGTGTAGCATATCCTTTACCTTTTGAGGGATGGTATAGGCCACCACGTCATGAATCACCGGTGCCTGGCATCGGATGACTTCTTCCTGGAGCGGGGGAAGTTGTATGGAGTTGTCTATAAATGTATTGGAACAACTGACGACTAGATGATGACGCAGAGGGTGCTTCGTTTTCAGATGATTGGAGAAAAAGGAGTAGGATTCGGTTTTCATGAATATGATGGAGGGGTGATTATTCACGTGATACTGTACCATAGAGCGTATTTCTGGAATTAGGGTGTCTATATAAGCGGGCGATAGTTGATTGAACGCATAGGATGATAAATGGGTATCTGCGAGTACAAGGTCTCGGTAGGAGGATGTTATATACCAGGTCATATTGGCAGCGGGATGTATACATCCAGAGGAAAGTTTAATGGTATCGGCCTCATCGTAGAAGACTCTGCGCCACTTTGGCAAGACGATGCCCCTGGCTTTGAGGGATTTCATGAGAGGGTTGAGAAGTGTATTGCTGATGAGAGTAAGGTGAGAAGAGCGGAATAACTGGATGAGATTTTCCTTATCCACGTCACGTATGCTTTTTAAGAAGAGGCCTTTCAAGCCCGTTTCGTTCTTCACGGTTTCCTGCCACTGTCTATAAATATTGTAGGGTACTACGATCAGGGTGTCAAAGAGGTTTTCTGGCTCAGGTTCTTGGCAAGTGGAGAATAGCCCGCCGATACTATCTTCATGCAGACGCAGAGGGGCTGATACAGGGGCGGATATAGGATAAGTGGACATTTGACTAATGTGTGAAAGGACCGTGAGCGTTTTCCCCACACCTGCGCGATCACCGAAAATGGCGTACTTGCTATACAGTGTTTCTCTTGAGGTGTTATAGCCGGTTTGAAACGCAAGTTCTTTCGTGCGCATGGCTTCTAGGGTGGCGAGTTGATGGGGACGAAGGGGTGTCTGGATATGAGGTGGCTGGTTGGCCTTCGGGGAATCCTGGGTAATAGAATTTGAAATTATTTCTTGTAATAATTCCAGATTCTGACGTATTGTACGGACATTCGCCATTTCTAGGAAAGGATAATTCCCCGTGTTTATGCGTCTGCGAAGAAAGACCTCATGCGCGCATTGCGAATGAATTGGTTTATTTTCAGTTGTGTCTCTTTCATCAGCGGATTGGGATTATCACGGAGTTTCTTCTTGTCGAACGTGTTCTCGCTATGGCTGATAACCAGCATGACCTTCATCGGGTCAAGCTGGATCATCGGGTTCACGTAGTTTTCCAGGAAGCTTCTTTCCTCGGCGTGGGTTACCGTCTCATCGTAGGTGTGAGTGTTGGCATATGACTTTCTCCAGGCCATTGTACCATTTGTGGCGTGGAACCTGCCATATGGCCCAAGCGAATAGATTTTCCTGTTATCCGTGTAATACATGTAGATGTGGGAAGAGCCGGCTAGCTGTATGGACTTATTACGGGCGAAATTCACCACCACGTTGCTCACGCGCTCTGGAAAATAAAAGTCGTCGTCATCCATGGCCACGATAATCTCACCTTTGGCCTCTCTATTGAGAATATTGCGCTTTGCTCCAATGAGAAGCTTCGTGGGATGGCGTATGTAACGCAAATTCGGAATAGACTTGGCAGCCTCATCAAACACATCTTTTACACAATCCTCGCCGTCATCTAGGACTATCCACTCCATGTGCTCTTTCGGATATGTTTGTGACTTGTAGCACTCTATGAGCGAAGGTAGAAACTTTCTACGGTTGTAAGTGGGTGTGACAACACTTACAAACTCTCGCATTATATGGTCAGATTGTCCTTGGCTTTATATCTTAGCGCAGATTCTTCAATTGTTCTTGTAGTTCGCGTGTATTTTTTGTACATTCAAAGCGATTTGCATCATACAGCACACCTCTATCTTTTACAACGGAATTAATCTGTTCATTTTGTGATCCCTCAAGAGTGTATATATATAAGTATTTTGTAAATATATTCGCATTATTATATTCTTCTGCGGTTTTTTCTAGGAGAGGTAGAATAGCAAGCGCAATAATACGATTGTTTATATTATTAAAAAAATTATATGATATACCTCTATATATATAATATATAATAAGTCCCCACATGAACAAGTATCCAAAGGGGCTAAACATTGTAAAAAGAATGGTGCCTATAAACTTCAGTACACGATACGCCGGCCTTCTATGTAAATTATCATTGGCAACATAGGAAGCAATAATAAATGTAAATGTAAAGAAGATTATTGATAAAATAATCTTAAAGCTAAATACAGACTTGAAGGCGGCCTTTGTGTACTCCCAGTAATTTATATTTTCAGCACCATATAAGGCATTTTCTGCGGCAGTGTTCTCATTCAGCGTTTTTGATTCTTCTTTTACTTTGCCAATATCAACAACCGTGATTGCAAGAGAAGAAGAAGTGGCAGTAGCCATATCGGCGAAACCTGAAGTAGTTGGTTTGGCTGACTGCTGTGGCGCAGTTAGTTTATTAATTGCGAGTGTATAATCTTCTGGTGACATAGCTCCAAGGGCATTTATCATATTTGTTTCTAACTGAGCAGTAAGGGCATTGATGGCCTGGGTATATAGTGCTGTTCTATCTTGTACTTGTTTTATGGTCAAAAGTATATTTGCTTTCCACCAGCTTACTTCATCATCCAAATATTTCTTCATGGGCGTTAGCACTTCTATGGGTATTTTTGCAGTTTGTAGGGTGGGCATTTGTGCATTATATGCTGTTTGTTTTTCAATGATATTGTTCATAGACCTAATGCGAAGAGGATTTGCCGCTTGTATATCTGCAATATTTGTGGTGGGTATTATAGGAGTAAATGATATAGTAGGCATTGTAAGAGCGGTAGGTGCAGATGGCAGACCAGTAATAGATGGAAATGATGGTAGGCCACTAATTGTGGGTAAAATAGGCACGGCTGTTAAAAAGGAATATGCAGTATTCACAATTGTAGATGCAGTCGTCTGCTGTCCTGCTGTGGGAGTAACAGGGGGGGATATTGTGATAGTTGTTGCTCCCGTGACAGAAGGAGCAGGAGCAGGAGCAGGAGCAGGAGCAGGAGCAGGAGCAGTAAGAGCAGAAAGCGTAGCGGAGGCACTGGATGCAGAAGGGACAGAATTTAATATCGGTCCAACAGGCAAAGCAGAACCTATAAGTGATGAAGCAACTGCAGACCCTGCGGGTTTAAACACGTCAGTGACCCCGGGTATCATTGTAATTAAGTCCATACTTCTGTCTAGCAGAATATATTAATTTTTCACTCCTTTCTCCTCCCTGTCTTTTTCCTCCTTGTCTTTTTCCTCCCTGTCTTTTTCCTCTCTATCAGCTAAGAGTATCTCTGGGAATCCAGATTTGCGTGTCGTATTTACCTTAACAAACTTGGGATATTTCTTGGAGAGTGCCTTCACCGCCGCCAATTGAAGTTTATGACGATTCTTGCGTGTCTGCATACCCCCTGGTTCCTTGTAATAGGCGGTTTTCGGAGATACAAAGTTCAGCCGGACTACAGATCCATCCTGTATATAGAACTTAATAGAACGCTCATAGTCGTCCTTCTCGCCTCGCTCCACCTGTATATCTTTACCAGGGTTGATACAGCCCCAGAAACTTCCGATGATAAATCTCAGGTCAGTAGTCACTGTCGGTTTCATGAAATAGCCATTTGCGCTCGGATACACACCCCATAACGAGGCACCAGCTTTCTCACATTCTTTGAATCCCCTTTCAATAATGCCCTTCAAGCTACGAAGACGTTGTTCATGGCGTTTCGTCTTCGGCGTGTATTCAATGAATCCACGAATATCGTCATCACAACACACGAGCTTTTCACCTTTCGGAAAGTTATTGAATATCCAATTGCGCACACTGGCCACACCAGGAAGACCCACGCGGATTTTCCCATATGTGCCTGGTTTCAGGGTTTCTTTGTAGAGAGCCTCTTGTTCAGCATCGGCCACTACAACCACGATACGCTCTGCAGGAATCTTATATTCATGGAGAACGGCAAGTGTCTTATCACGGCAGGTTTCTGCCCTCTTGTAGGAAGGAATAACAACGGTATAGTCCATTCCTCTTCTGATTATAAAGCATACTTCAAATCGCCCATACCTGACTCCACGATAAAGAAGTTTATATTTTCCACGTAGCAATTTATGCTATATACGTACGTAGTATTTGGGGGCAGAGGGTATACTTGTAGATCTATCTGGAATTTACGAATCACACTGCTATTCACGGAACCTGAGGGCTGGCTCGTAGGGCTATGGAGTTCAAACGAATACACGGGTATTCTACGATTCGCGCCGCCATCCAATGCTCTCCACGATGTGAGGTTTGTGTAAAAGGAGGTTGGCTTGGATTCCTGGAGTTCATTGCCATTCGCCAGAATACGCAGGGCGCGTATGATATCTATCTGCCCTGCGGGGACAACAAGACCCGTGGCATTTTCCATCTCCACGAAATGACTATTGCTCGGGACATTTGTCGGTATCTTCGGCCTCGTAGGCCAGTTCCACCAATTTGTGAAATTGTACGCATTGTTGCGGTATATGAGGGAATCAGAACGTCTCGGAAGCATTAAGATGCGCGTGATAGGATTGTGAACATCGAGTAAAAGGAGTTGGTTGGATAGGATCTCAGGGAATGAGACGCGAGTGATCTGCCTTATCAAGTACACAAGAGGCGTCGTGGCAAATATCTTTTGCTCGGACTCTGGGAGAAATACATAGGTCGTGTGCAAGGTCGGATTATAGGACCACGTATTCAGTGGAGGGACTGTCTGCCCAATGTCCGTGAAGAAGTTGCGGATCTCGTGGTCATCATTGGAGACTGGAGTATACTCGGGAATATTTCTCTGTATACTCGCGTTGTCAGCCGAGGGAGTAACACGGAAACCGGGGGCCATGCGATTGCCTGAGGCGTCCATGAGAGTGTAAAGTTGTTGGGCCGGGTTCAAATTAATCGTGATATCCACCGTGTAGTACTGTAGACCTATGAGGGGGAGCGCAGAACCTTCTTCGGTGAACCAGAAGGGCAGGGGTACATGGACCGTGTACGCAGGGATGGAGGGGACATTCGTTTGTGCTCCTGCGGGCAGGGTCTCATCTTGATAGACCGTGGGGTATTCGCCACCCGTGACCGTGGGATTGCCGTAGAGACCATTTGCCGGGTCATATAGCTCTGGCACATCGCCCACGAGTTGTTGCCATTTTTCAAACTTGTCCTTCGGATAGTCAATGAGTGCCCTGGACATCAGATACTCGCCGGTGAATTCCTGGATCTTGTTCGGACCACAGGTAATTTGTACGGACTGAATGGCCGCTGCGCCTAGATAACGGACCCACTGGAATTGTGTCTGAGTAGCCGGGCCATTTGTGAAATCTGTGGTGCGGAATTTACTGTAGATCGCTGGAATCTCAAAGGAGAAATACATGTCGCTCACGAGGTCACCCACACGATCTACGCGCGCTTTTATCTGGACTGTCTGGTCATACGGATAATCCGTAATACCGTCCATATTCTTGGACACAGTTTCCTGGGAAAAGTGCGTATACTTCTTGAACGTCTTGTAAAAATAGGTCATATCGGGGTTGCCCGATAGGATCACATTTTGAGCGCCGTAGGCTACAAGAGCTACTAATCCACCGCCCGGCATTCTCTTCTGACTGTGTCACAAGAGATTTAGGCTCTCTGATTGGTCCACCAACTGTCAATGAGATAGGGAGGCGTGTCCATATTTGTCAGGTCAAACTTGGGACTCGGTCCCATGGCCATCATTGCCTGTATCTCAGAGTATGTGATGGCGTAGCCGAAATAATACATGTTGCTTATATATCCAGAAAATTTGCCACTAATCGTCATATTTTCTCCTTTAGGGATGCCCATTTGCTTTGATGTATTTGCTCCACTGGAATTATCAAAAAGCGAAGACGTGAGGATTTGGCCGGAGCCGGCCACACTGTTCGGGAATAGAACCAGGGGCTGGTAGTTCTGGTAAGGCAGTGTACCCTTGAAGCTCGCCTTCTTCGTAAGGTTGCCATTCACATAGACCTCCAAGGCGTTCTTGCGCATCACGAGGGCCAAGTGGAACCACTTTGCGAATGTTATCTGCTCTACATCTACGTGATTGAACCAGGACTCATAGCTATTCATGACAATTCTCAGAGTGGGCGCAGCATTCGTGGCATTGGCGGCGCTTACAAATACACCGGGGCCTAGAAGAGGAAAGGGTGTCGTTTCGTAGCCCTTGTAAAAGATCGTCTTGAATGTATTCGTTCCATCGTCGGAGTCGGGGTGTATGTAGATAAACGTGCTATAAGAAAATTCTATGCCTGTCATTTGATTCTCGGAGAGGAGCAGTGGTAGATAGGAAGAACTTCTATTTACGTTGGGATCCTGTAAGAAGGCCTTTTGACCCGATGAAGAGTTTGATGTCACGGGTAATATGACGACTTTCACCGTTGAATAACTATTCCATAGCTTGTATATCTGCTCACAGCATATGAATAGAATATAGATTACCGCTGTAACTATTAATACAAGGACAAGCTGGGGGAATACTTCTGTACTTGCAAACTCCATTCTAACAATCTATAGCTATTTTACCGTCAAATATAAAAGATAAGAACGCGAGTTCTTAACTTTTAGATTTTAGTCACGTTATGCCGTTACAATGATTATGTTGGGCAGGAGGCATAGGGATTCATTGCATTGAGTGCATCGCCCTTCAGTGTTATATTAATGTTGAAAAAGCTGGATAAGTATTTACTTAAGCTAAAAGGTCCAGAGGGGCCTGTTTGATATGTTCTCCAAACTTCTTCCGGGCTCAGAGCATATTGGTAGTAATTAATTAAGGAAAAATAGCCCTTGAGTTTGTCATCATTGTCCAGGCCAACATATGCCGTAGCAGTGCCATTTCCTCCCATGTAACCCGCCTTGTATACGCATGACCGGGCGAGTTTTCCGTCAATATATACATCAAGGGTGCGACCATTGGCTACAGTAGTTATGAGTACCCAGCGCTGATACTCAATGCCATTCACAATATCGCAGCGGTCATTGCCGGTGTATGTAGAGCCGGAGTTATAGGAACTAATTAGGGTGGAAAGAGGATATTTCGTGGAGGGGTTTGTGGCATCTGGCTGATCCAGCCTGTTATCAATTGAGTTTTCTCCATCCATTGTGCTCTGGCGCACCACAAGGGCAGCGTTCCTCGGATTCAGGCCAATATAGAGAAGGGTGGTACCTCTCTTGGACCTTGTTCCATTGAACCGGGTTGTTTCGCCGGAGTTGATCTCCAGTAAATTGCAGAGTTTGCTCTGAGATGCCGTAGAACTCTTGCTGTCGATTACGTAGACCCACATGGACATAGAGTATTGGCCAGCATTTGTGAAACCCTTGAGAACCTGCGAGCTTACATATGTGTTGCCTTCTTCAGTCTTTTTCAAGTATACATTCTGGTTATCATGCATAATAGTGCCCATCGGCATGTTGAACTTACCAATTTGTGTTATAGAGGTGTTATTCTGAGACTTGTAAAGCCAATTATATAATGTATATAATAAGTAGAGGACTACAATCACTATAATAAATCCCACTACATTGGAACCATATCCACCACCTCGCATTCTGTATTGCGCTTAGGAATAATTTGTTTGATATACCATAAATTGATTAGGAGGTTTCACATCAGGAAGGCCGCCGCAATTTCCGAAAAAGCATTTAGGCAGCGTGAGTGAGAAAGGATAAGGATCCTCAATGTATGGTACGCCACGTGTATCAAGAATGGTCGTAGCATCAGATATAACATCGGGAGCATAAGATGCGCCGTTTGTACCCTTAAACATGCCAATTAGACCACCCCACTTGGAATTTCCTGCCATAATATTTTTGCTTCCAGAGTCGGGATTCAAAGGGGGATATGTTGTCATTTTACTTACCTGCAGTTTCGCTCCGTAGTATACATCAAATCTGCGCCCTTCTTTCACAATAGTAATCATTGTCCATTTTTGCAAGGGTATTGTCGGGAGTGGGATTGCCTCCATAAAATGTTGGTTAGAATCTAGACCTGTACGAATTTTTAGAAGAGTAGACACATATGGCTTGTCATTTTGATTGGTGTATCCTGATGCCCAGAGTTGTACATATTCACCTATAGAAAGCAATTTAGACATGTATCCAGATTCTGTTTTATCTAGAGCACATCTACCACAATCGGTTGTCATACATTTGCATGGTCTATAAGAATAATCCGCACAGTCGGGGGCAAATTTCTCGGGGGCTTCTGCCTTATGGTCTATACAGTCCACAGTCATAATGGTCTTGGGAGAACTATTTACATATATCGCAAAACGCAGTGTGCATGGAGCTGATGTCCACGCAAAGTCTGTCGGGGTTAGGACAGTTGTTCCAGCAACTGAAAGATCATAGGTTTGTTTGGGACCTTGATACTGTGTCTTAAAAAATTTACCATAACGTATTGCTAGATATAGAATTAATAATAGTGCTCCTACAAATAGAAAAACTTCTAGGAACATTCTAATGATGTCTACGTAAAAAGGTATACCCGTCTTAACTTTGGTAGAAATGCTGTGAAACCTTATTCAAAAAAACCTTTTACTGTATCAACTACTTTCTTAGAAGCTGCCACAATAGAATCGCTGTCACTTGTACAGGGAGTACCTGCATCGGGACTTAGACCAAAATCCTTCTCATTTGCTAGCGCAGGGCGGGCAGAAATAACCTCTTTATATGTAATGGGTCTTGACCAGAGATGGAAGTTTTGCACGTATATGCTGTGTCTAGGATTATTCGTCCATTCTGGAGAAGAATAAAATAATTGCATACCTGAATTGCCGTTAGAAGGCATAGAGATCAACTCTGGAACAAGACGCTGGAATACTTGGTTACCATTCAAGTATGCGGTAAACATCTTATCCTCAACAACGAGAGTAATACGGAATGGTGTATACAAAGGAATATTTTTTATAGGAGCAGTATTGTATTGATTTGAACCAGAGAAAAACGTTATCACCAAATCGTTAGTATCTGTCAGATACATAATCATAGAAGAGCGCTTTTTCATATAATTAATGAAGGAATCGCCGTCAAAGTTGGCATCTATCTTAGAAGGTTCGGCAACAGGTACGCTGGCCTTATATAAAATCAGTCGTGTATTGGCATTTGATGCAACCAACTCTCTAACATATAAGTCAATGCTAAAAGAAAACATATTTACATAGGACTTGCCATATAATTTGTCATTTTTCTTAGGAACTGGATCAGAAAATGCGGGCTGTTTCTTATCGTTCCAGTATACGAGGTCATTCGTTAGACCCGGGATAGGTATCACTCCAGGAGATCCGGGATAGGAACTGAATATAGGTGTAATCGTATAATGGACAACCACGAGTACCAAGAATAGTAATAAGGTATAAAGAGTAAAATAGTATGAGACGTGTATCCAATATACGCTTGTGGAATCCAAGGGGGCATTTGAATACTTAGTGGATCCAGAAAAAGGCCACCATTGGCCAGAGGGTCTGGCTACTGCCACCGCGGCTGCGGAAGAGGTAAACCATGAGCTAGAGGGTCTGGCTACTGCAACCGTGCCGGCGGAAGAAGTCCACCATGAGCTAGAGGGTCTGGCTACTGCAGCCGTGCCGGCGGAAGAAGTCCACCATGAGCTAGAGGGTCTGGCTACTGCAGCCGTGCCGGCGGAAGAAGGCCACCATGAACTAGAGGGTCTGGCAGCCGCGCCGGCGGAAGAAGGCCACCAGGAAGTTGCAGGGGCTTTCGCAGGAGGATTGGAAAAAAGGGGGCGCTGTACTGCTTGTAATGGATTCTGCGGTAAACCGGAGGCAGACGAGAATGCGGCAATAGCACCCCGCGCTGTAAGATTTGTCGGTAACTTCGCGAATGCATCTGATGCTGCCTTACCAATTGCAGCACCTAGACTCTGTGGATTTGCAATAATTTCTCCAATGGCAATGGGTCTTTCATTCCTAGTAGTCATGGTAAAACCCCTCTACCGTATAATATAAAACTTAAGAAGGTCTATTCTCATCTTTTGCATTTCCCATAGCCTTGCGCGTCTTTCTGGCCGACATCTCCTTCTTGGTCTTCAGAGTCATGGAGCGTGCATTAAATCCTATTTTCTTGAAGTACTGATTCGTATCCTTGGTATTACATGCGCGCAACTTTTCGCGCAAATAGCACACAAAGCTCACACGGGTATAAGGTTTCTTGGCACCCAGTGTACCCGTTTCCAGATCATCCTTATGAATCCTTGGAAGAGTCTTGTTGAAGGCAGCGTCATCTGGCAGTTCATACATCTCCGTGTTTGTATGCCACTCATGAACGTCCATGGCCAAGAAATCCCCCGTGCGAACATTGAAGCCTACGCCGTACTGGGGAAAGAGTGTATACCCTCCTTGGTATTTCCCACGCTCTATGACCGATAAATTGCCATATCCCTCCTTAAAATCTCCAGCGTCCTTGTGAAGCGCCGTCCGAAAATTGCGATTGACGGTGACAGAGGAAAAAGAGGTTCCTGCAATGTGTAAAAGGGGTTTCTGCTCTGCCGCAGCGCGCTGTAGCTTGTACCGGTCCGGGACAAGCTCTCGGAAGCAGTTGTCAATGGCTTGAATGAAGGGCAGTCCGTGTTTATAGTATTTCCAGAACCTGGCCGTGTACGAGGTAAGACGACACGGGAGTTTCATAAAGGGCGTGGCGTCAAAATACCCGAGTACGGAGCTAAATACGTTGTTATTCACGCGCATATTGCTCACGGCTTTGCCATCCAGTTTATACTTGGCCGACCACCCATTGATATCTGTCGGGTTTTTGCCCTTCCAGTACTTTCCTTTTACATCGATCGGCCCTGCAGCCGCCCCGCGGTTCCTTGACGGCGCGGCCGTAATCCAGAATCCTTCCCAGCCGATTTTAACAGTGGCGGGATCTATCACCTGTTTACGGAGTTTGGCGAGCAGTACCTCTTTCCCATCCTTCTCCGCGTAAATATCTACATCTGTGTCAAAGATGGTGTAGGTAGACTTGTCTTTGCCTTGTATTTCGGCCTTAATATTCCCATCGCCATCGCGACGTACCTTGCCCTTTTCCGCGTCATTGAAATGCGTTCCTTCTAGGGCTTCTATTTCTTCGGCGGTCAGCACAGGTTTTACGACGACCTTCTTGGCCTGTTTGCGCAAGGGCTTTTTCTCCTTGGGGTCAAACCCCTTGTAAATATCTGGGGGGAACTTCTGGAGCTCCATCTGCTATAAGCCCCTCTAAGATTTCTCCATTAGCCAGAAAGTTCCGCCAACGGCCAGTGTAATTCCTATGCCGATTCCTAGGCCACGCAAGAACGCCGCATAATCGGCCTCCAAGAAGTCGTTCGGCGTATATACTGGCGACCTGCCTCTTTGGCCCAGACGAGAATAATACTGGATTGCCTGCGTTTCCGTGAATTCCGGTTTTTTCAGGATTTTGTTCACTTCGTTGTGGAGTAGAATCGTCCAGCGGAATAGGTCAGTGCGATTATCTAGATGGGGTGTAATAGGGTATTTCTCTATGTGGGCATTATAGTGATCTCTACAGATTGGGCAAGGAATCAATAATTTCATGCTTTCAAAGAAATCCCTGGCTGCTTTCTTATGGGCGTGGGATGGTTTCATAGGATATCCGAGGGCCACGATATGTATCGTGTGCCAGAAAAAAGGTCCCCAGGTTTCAGGAGGAATATGCATTCTACTGTATATTCGGGAGATTAATGGTCTAAAAAACGCCTGTCATGTCTTTGAAGGAAGATGGAGAGACAGCGGAATAACGTTATCTGTAGTAATTGTGGAGGGCAGGGTCATGCGTTTCGGCAGTGTATTGCCCCTGTAACAAGTTACGGCGTCATCATGGTGCGTCCTACAAGCAGGGAATTTGATGTGGCCACGGCCCTAGCGAATAACCCAGGCTTTGTCACGGGCATGGAAAACCAGCCGATGGAATTTCTGCTCATTCAACGGCGCGATAGCCTCGGATTTATTGAGCTTATGCGTGGCCGTTATAAGGTGACAGATATTGACTATATTCGTCTACATATTGGCGGGATTACGGAGGAAGAGCGGACCAAATACAGCAGTGGTCCGTTTGAGAAGCTGTGGGCTGGTATGTGGGGACTGGATCATTCGCACCTGTACAAGAATGAGTATGAGATAGCAAAGGCAAAGTGGGAACAGATCCATGAGGGCGTGACGGACGTCAACGGGAAACGTTGGACGGTGGCCGACATCATTGCGTCTGCCGCGCCTGCTCCCCCCACACCCGAGTGGGGCTTTCCGAAGGGGCGTCGCGATGCACAAGAAAGTGATTATATCTGTGCCATGCGCGAGATGTATGAGGAGACTGGTGTTCGCGAATCAGATGTCATACCTATTAAGAATCTGGAGCCTCTCGTGGAATCCTTTTTCGGAAGCAATCACGTACATTATTGTCACAAGTATTATGTCGTGTGGGTGCCATATGATCTGAAAGTGGAGTTTAATAAGGAGAACGACCATATGCGCCGTGAAATAGGGGATCTTCAGTGGTTTTCCTTGGCCGAGGCAATGAAGCACTTGCGTGAAGACAATATTGAGAAGCGCGAGGTGCTCCTCAAGGCAGCATCCATCTTTCGCAATCTGTGCCCCTTCCCCGTAGCTCCTCCGTCAAAACGTCAAATATAATTCGGCTGCCCGTATAGATGGCAATTACGCCGCACCAATTGAAATTGCTGGCCGATTGGAGGTCGGTTGGGATAGCCAAAGGTGCCGACGACTGGGATTTCTCGGAGCGCGATAGACTCCTGGATGAGCTTATTAGGGAAAAGGTGTTTCCTGGGGAAGACCAGACAGAATACGAGCGCGCGGGCGGACTATATCCTGACCTGGAAGATACGGAGTTTATTATGAAATTAATTCGTAAGCAGGAGTTCCAGGAATCCAAGCAGAAATCCGTCAAAGAATCCATGGAAGAGGGCATAGATAAGTGTAGGACGGCAGAAGATTTTGAGATTACGCCTGTACAGCGTTTCGTGAGCCGATTCCTGTCTCCGAGAACGCCATACAACTCGGCGCTCCTCTTCCACGGTGTGGGTGTAGGCAAGACGTGTGCCGCGGTGACAGTGGCCGAGAGTTATTTGCACGAGTACCCCGCAAGGAAAGTGTATGTCGTGGCTCCTCCCAATATCCAAGAAGGATTCCGAAGGACGATTTTTGATATGAAGGCGCTCAAAGTTGTAAAAGGGGAGACGAATAAACACTCGGGCTGTACAGGAGACACGTATTTGGATATCACGGGTACATATACGGAATACAACAAGGCCACCATAGAATCTAGGGTGGGCAAGGCCGTGCGCAGTCGCTACGAATTTTTCGGATATACGTCATTTTATAATCATATCCTTGGACTCATGAGCGGAGTTCCGACAAAGGGCAGGACAAGAGAGCAGGTCGTGGATGCGCAGAACGCTGTCTTACGCGAAGAGTTCAGCAATCGCGTGATAATTGTGGACGAGGCGCACAATTTGCGTGACAATCCCCTAGAGGGCGAAGAGGAATCGGCGGATGATGCGAATCCGAGTGATTCCGCCGATGCGAAGGCCGGCAAGAAGTTGACTCCCTTCTTCAAGCGCGTCTTGGAAGTATCTGACGGCATTTCCCTGCTGTTGATGACGGCCACTCCGATGTATAACAGCTTCATAGAGATCATCTTCCTCTTGAATCTATTGCTCATAAACGACAAATACCCTGGCATGCTCCGTGTAGATGACGTGTTCAATGTAAAAGAGAAGAAGTTCGTGGAGGGCGGAGAGAAGGTTCTGGGTCGTATTGCTGGCCACTATATCTCGTTCATGCGTGGCGAGAATCCGCTCACATTTCCCCTGCGTCTCGTGCCCCAGTCGCCCCTCCTCATTACGGAGTGGCCCTTCAAAAACCCGAAGGGCGTGGATATTCACGGGGATGAAAGGTTGCGCAGCATCAAGTTGCCGTGCGTGGCCTCGTATTACGACGAGGAGGCCGAGCTCATGTACAAGAAAAAGTCCTTGGAAATTGTGAGCTCGGCTGAGGGGATGGGCATTACGAATATGGATATCCTAGTGCAAGCGGGAAATTGGATTTTCCCTGGCTCGGAAGGCGACGATTTCATGGACCGTATTCGTCAAGTCGGATTTGATCGTACCTTTGTAAAAGAGAAGCGCGGTGGGCTCGTGTATTTCCGCAACGAGGATGAGGCCAGGGGCGCGAGTTGGCTCTTATATGAGAATCTGTCTGCGTACAGCGCCAAGTGCCGGGTCTTACTGGAACGCCTGAATAATAGTCGCGGTGTCTGTTTCGTCTACAGTCGTTTTGTGCCTTCTGGAGCTTTGAGTATTGCGCTGGCCTTGGAGGCGAATGGCTATACGTGCTGGAATCGCGATATAGGATTCTTGGGCGAGGGCAATCAGCATCCCCAGGGTAGACAGTGCGCGCTCTGTCCTCGGCATGAGCAAGGGCATGGGCAAGTGCCCGAAGAGGCCGGCACGGCCGCGCACACCTTCAAGCCGGCAAAATACGTCTTACTCACTGGCTCCGAAGAGCTGTCTCCCACGAATGCAAAGTCCATTGACGCTGCGCGGGCACCCACCAACAAATACGGCCAGGATGTGAAAGTCATCCTGGGTTCGCAGGTGGCGGGCGAAGGTCTTGACTTGAAATATGTAAGAGAGGTGTTCGTGTTTGACAGCTGGTACCACTTGAATAAGCTGGAGCAGGTAGTCGGTCGTGGTATTCGCAATTGTTCTCATGCGAGTCTTGAACCTGCGAAGAGGAACTGTACCGTGACCTTGCTGGTTAATGCCTACAATACGGACCCGGCCACGGAATCCATAGACATGTATTCTTACCGCATGGCTTTGCGCAAGGCGCTCATTGTAGGACAGGTGACGCGTGTGATAAAGGAGTACGCGATAGACTGCTCGCTGAACAAGGATGCCATTGTTATGACTAACCTTGACCCTATACCTGTGTTATATGACAGCCAGGGAGCAGAGAGACGCGATGTCCCCATAATTGATGTGCCTTTTACACCTTTGTGCGACTGGGTAGAGACGTGCGACTACGACTGTAAATATGTGCGCGGGCGTGGTGGGTTGAGTGTGGCTATCAACACGGACATACCCATTGAAATGCAAGACAGCTCTACATATGATGAATACACGGCGAGATTCCAAATGAATCGCCTTAAGAATTATCTCATTGATAGAATCACAAAGGGCACGCCCTTTGTCACGTTTGAGAAGATTAGCAATGATTTTGCCATTATACCTGCGCCTCTATTGCGTTCTTTACTGACGGATATTATTCAACAGAGGATTCGCATTGTGACAAAATATGGGACGGGCTCTATTATCTTACGCAACGGCTATTATATTTTTCAGCCGAGTTCTTTGAAAGATACGAGTATTCCTATTGCGTTGCGTACGATGGTTGTGCCTGTTCCTAGGGATCGGTTTGAGCCGAAGGCCGAGGAGCTAGTACAGCATGTCAGTGGGGATGGTACGGGCGATGGGGCTGGGTCAGAGGCCTTGTGGCCGAGCGTTCTTGCGTGGACTGCCAAGATTCGTAATGGAGAAGAAGGGGCTGGAGCAGTACCCGAGGCAATTGTGGTGGCCGTGAATGCCTTGAAACAGAGTTTGGGGAAAACAAAGGCGCAGGGAGAGAGGCTGGAGATGCTCAGTTGGCTCTATAACAATGTAAAAGGGGATGCTGAGGTGCGGGGTGTATATGCCGATATAGTTGCCGAGTTTTTCTGGGATGAGTTCGTGCCGACGGCGGTGAAGGTGGCTCTGTTTAAGAGTGGGCATGAAGATGAGACTCTACAGGCGGTTGTGAAGGAGTCGTTTTGGATTATGGAAGATGTGACCTATATTCGCATCCTTGATTCTGCCACGAATGAGATTATGTATTTGTATGTTAATGCAGCCACAGGCGCAGTTGACCCGTGCCCGCGTGCGGTGATAGAGGTGCTTGAGAAAGATACGGTGCGTGACCCATTACTCAAGAAGAAGATCAATGTGATCACGACAGGATATGAATATGGATTTATTATCTTTCATCCGAAGAAGAAACAGCTTGTGTATAAGAAAAATACTCCCCCTGTACCTGGTGCGAAGATAACAAGAGGATCTGAGTGCTCTATAAACAGTAATACGAGCTATGAAATGAAACGTTTGCGGACATTTGGTAAAAAATTACAGGAAGCGGGGAAACATACCTTGGGAATGGATGTGATACATGAAGATAGTGCGAGAAATTCTGTGCGCGTCTGTACGGTAAGCGACATGGTTATGAGATATTTGGATAAGATACAATTTAACGCGAAGCGCTGGTTTTATAGGCCTTTGGAGTCAAAACTACATGGTCATCCGTTGAGATGAGGGCCTAGGCCCTTTTATATAAGCAGGGTCTAAAAATGAAACACTGCACCTACGTTAGATAAGGTCCCCAAGATGGAACAGATCGCCGTATTTCAGGACAAGGTCGTTATATCCCCCATAGACCTTCACTCGGATGTGGTATCGTTTGATGACATTATCTTGGCCAAGCTGAAAAAGCAGTTAGAGGGAAAGTGCTCTAAGCATGGCTTTGTCATTCCAGGGAGTCTGGAGATGCTCAGTCGTTCTATGGGCATTTGTGAGAAGGGTCGTGCCACCGCGGATTTCATTTACTTTGTAAAAGCGCAGGGTAAGGTGTATAATCCTCCCGATGGCACGGAGGTTGTTGGCGAGGTGAGTCTCAAGAATAAGATGGGTTGCTATGTGGTTGTCGACAATGCCGTGCGCATCATGGTACCTCGCGACCTTCATATCGGCAATGATGTATTTGACGGTATTTCTGTGGGTGACCGGATTCGTGTGCTGATCAAGAAGTCGCAGGTACGAGTGAATGCCACCCACATCCTGAGTATTGGCGAGCTAGTGGGGGTTGATTCTGCAGCAGCGGTGCCGGCTATTCCAGAGGAGGAATCTGAGGCCGAGGGAGAGGCAGAGGCTGGGGCCGAGGCCGAAGAAGAAGATGATGAGTTACCCGGGTTGGCAGAACCGGCGGAGTAAATCCCGGGCATGCGTAAGAAGGAATAATTCATAAGGTTCACAAACATAAGAATGTGCGACACAGAGTTTGAGAAAAGAAAACAAATTATGGAAGATATTCGTGGGTTCAATCGCGCCGAGCAAGAGGAGTTATATCGCATTCTCCGAAGATGTTCGGAAGAACTCAGTGAAAATCGTAATGGCATTTTTTTTGATCTCATGAGTCTGAAACAAGAGACTGTAGACAATATCAAACAGTGGATCACCTTCTGTAAAAACAATCGCACGAGCTTTGAGAGCCGTGAGAAGGAATTAAACAATCTCATGCATACTGGAGCCGAAGACTCTAAGGCCTAAGGTGGTTTCATGTATATTATACACGTAAGGACGATGCTAGATTTTCGTCGCATTATCAACAAAAACCCCTCTCGCGATCGTTGTGTTACAACATTCGCGAAAGAGATTGGCGAGACCTGTCGCATGGAGTCAAAGGATATGTTGTGGGGCTCTCGTATTTGCCATCTCGTGCCGGCGCGTCTGACGACCGCGTGGCTCATGTCCGAGGACCCTCTGATGCTTATTGCCGGCGATGGCTACAGGGCCACCGAGGTACGCGACAAGGCATTTGCTCTTCAGGAAGAGGCACTTGCGAATCTCCGTGGCAATCGCAAGCTGACCAAGGCAAAGATGGGCGACGCGCTCGCTTCCGTGAAGCCGAGTGCAGATCAGACAAAGGTCGTAGCAATGATTATTTATGCACTAAAGAAGATTCAGACAGTGTGTTTTGACGTGGAGACCAAGGCCGTGTGGACGGTGCCGGAAGATTTTCGGGCGTGGAATAATGGCCTGAAGACGCTGTGGGTGGATGCGCGGTGCGAGATTATGTTAGAGGGTGGTGGGCCGAATTTCGCTAGGTGGATCAGTAATCGCCAGGATGATGGGTGGACGATTGATTGGCCTGTGGCCGATGGGAGTCTAGAGGAAATCAAGGCGCGGGCGCAGGTGCTTGGACTACATCCTCGGCCTGCCGAGCTGGGTGCAAAGGTGAAAAAGGAGGATTGGGCAAAGGCTCTCGGACGCGCTGAGGCTATTCAAAAATTGATAGCCAACTAAAGGTTTTCTCCTAGGTCTCAACTAGAAACCATGGAGCTCCGCCCGGCCGAAGCAGATGCCCTTAAGAGGGTCATCGAAGAGTGGAGGGTCCATGATGGGTGGGAGTTAGAGGCAGGCTTCAAGGGGAAGACTGTCGGTGAGACGACCACTTTCCTTTCTGTGGCTCAGCGCCTGGAGGCGAAGGGCTATCGTGCCATGCCTCAGGAGGACTATATGAATATTATCACGCCGGAGCAGGTGCGTTTTACCGTGACGGGGCTGGGCGACATTCAGCGCTACTGTCGGGAAGACAGCCTGGAGAATATCTCCTTCACGGCCATGATAAAGGACAGGGCAGGCGTGGAGAGCAATGTGGATTTGAAGGAGTACGACGTGCGCGTGAAGATTCGGCGGGAGATTGCTTTGGCCGAGAATGACCCTGTGGTCGTCCAGATGCTCGGGCGCTGGGAGAGTCAGCGCAAGGCCTTTCGTCTGATGCGTCGGTGGAGCTTTATAGATGAGGCGAATGGAGTGCGCTTTGACCTGAGTATGGTGCGCAGTTCCTTTACGGATGCGAGGGGCACATATCTGTGGCAGACGAGGTTTGGGGAGCGCGACATTACACGTCGTCCAGCGACCTACGAGATGGAGGTGGAGCTACTTCGTGGGTCTGCTAGCGCAGCAAAAGCGCCAGCAGCAGGGGCCGCCGCGCCAGCAGAAGGAGCAAAGGCTCTGAAGAATCTCGTGCGCGGTGTGGGCGAGGTCTTGCGCGGAATTCACAAGCACAGCATCTTAATCCGCAAGTCGGTCGCGGGGAAGGTGTTAGAGGGGTATAAGAGGTTGACCGGCACGGATCGCTTTCGTGGCGTGGCCCCTATTACACTTCTGCTGGAGAACATTGTAAATACACGGGTCAAGGGAGTGCCCAATATCCGCGACGGCTACAACGTTACGGACAAGGCCGATGGTCTTCGCACGATGGGCTACGTGGACGAGTCCGGCGAGCTGTTCTTGTTGGACATGTCGCTGAATGTGTATCGCACTGGCCTAGTGCGCTCTGCCGTGGCCGATTCTCTCGTGGACGGCGAGTTCGTGACGCGCGATCGCGACGGCAATCCTATCCAGCAATACATGATCTTTGACTGCTATGTGGCTCCAGGGGCCAGGGATATCACGAAGTTGCCCTTTGCCGGCCAGGGGGCGGAGAAGCGTGAGGGTGGACGCTTTGGCGAGATGATGGCGTGGATAGAGAAGTGGAATGCTGGTGAGGGGCCGTCTGTCGTGGCGTCGGCGGGCGTGACGGACCGCAATAAGATTCTCGTGTCCGTGAAGCGTTTCATGTTCGCGAATGCTGCGGACAAGAGCGTATTTAGTGCGTGTGCTCGCATCCTTGACGCTGCAAAGATGTACCACACGGACGGCTTGATTCTCACGCCGAATCTGTTGCCTCTTCCTGAGCGACCGGGCGTAAAGTTCGCCGAGCAGTTGAAGTGGAAGCCGTCAGACGAAAACACGGTGGATTTCTTGGCTACGTTTGACAAGGATCCGGAGACGAAGGAGGACGCTGTGTATACGGGCACTGGCAACGGAGGAGCTACGGTACAATACAAGGTGATGCACTTGTATGTGGGAAGTGACACGGACCCGGCATACGACGACCCGCGTGGCACAGTACTCTTTGAACAGGCTTTGCCTGGATCTGCTGCGGTCGCACAGGGATTCCGTGGACGCCGGCGCGAGTATAAGCCTGTGCTCTTCAATCCGGTGGATTTGCCCGATACGATGGCCAATACCTGTTACATGGAGGTGGAGGATTCTGTGACTGGTGAGGATCTTGTACGCTGTGAGAACGGAGACCCGATTGAGGACAAGAGTATTGTGGAGATGCGGTACGAGCCGAAGAACGCGAGTGGGTGGCGGTGGATTCCCATGCGCATTCGTTACGATAAGACGGAGCGATTCCAGCGCGGAGAGCTCGGTCGTACTCTGAACAAGGACGAGGCTGCCGAGGGTGTTTGGAACAGTATTCACGAGCCGGTAACGGAGCACATGATTCGTACAGGTGCAGAGCAACCTTCCGCAGAGGAGTTAGAGGAGATTGGCGGAGCAGTGGCACAGCTGGCTTCAGGGGAGATTTCCAAGGTCTACTACGACCGCAAGTCGGAGAAGAAGGATTTGATGATTGTGAAGGGACTGCGCGAATTTCACCGCCGATATGTAAAAGAGAAGATTCTGTGGGGGCGGGGGTTGCGCGGAGGCGGGAAGACGCTGGTGGACTTGGCTTGTGGTCAGGGCGGTGATTTGTGGAGTTGGGTGAATTTGAATGCGAGTTTCGTGTATGGCACGGATATTGCTGGCAATGGTATTCGTGACCCGAATGACGGCGCGTATCGTCGGTATTTGAATGCGGTGATGAAATACGGGGGCTATGATAATGTGGGGAAGATGGTCTTTACGATTGGGAGCTCGGCGAAGAATCTGTCCACGGGCGAGGCGGGTGCTAGCTCGGAGGAGGCGAATATTATGCGGGCTATTATCGGCAAGGTGGCTCCTGATGGCCCTGTACCGCCGTTTGTGAAAAATAATGCGATGGGGAAGCTACGGGGTGGGGCCGATTGCGTGGCGATTATGTTTGCCATCCACTATTTCTTTGAGAACGAGATGAGCCTGGCTGGGTTTATGCAGAATGTGAGCGATTGCTTGAAGATTGGGGGCTTGTTTATCGGATGCTGTTTCGATGGCCAGCGTGTCTTTGATGCGTTGCGGGGCCAGGAGGAGGGTGGCACCTTGATGGGCTCGGACGACAAGGGCGAGGAGGTGTGGCGTATTACGAAGAGGTATTCTAGCACGGATTTGACGAACACTGTGGACTCACTTGGAATGGCCGTTGATGTGAAGTTCTTGAGTATTGGAACGGAGCAAAAGGAGTATTTGGTGCCGTTTGATTTGTTGCGTGCCGAGATGGGGAAGATTGGGTGCGATCTCTTGACGGATGCTGAGTGCAAGGAGATGGGACTGGTGGCGAGTACGGAGCTGTTTGACAAGACGTATGCGGCTGCGACGAAGGCGGGGGAGAAGTTCGCGATGATTCCCGTGGTACAGCAATACAGTTTCTTCAATAGGTGGTTCATCTTCAAACGCCGCCGCGGCACGGCCGCCGCCGAAGGCGAAGGAGAGGCGGCAGTCGTGGAAGAGGCTCAGGCTCCCGCTGCAACCGTGGCTCCTGCTGCAACCGTGGCTCCTGCTGCCGCAGTCAAGGTTGCTGCGCAAGAGCCTGCTGCCGCTTCGCTGGCCAAGAAATACACGCCTACTCAGCTTCTCCAGTTCTACTCGGCCGCGCCTGACTTGTCCGACGCCAAGCTTGCCCAGCTAGAGCTCGGCGCCGAGTTCAGGGACGCCGCGAGATTCCTAGCTCCGTCCACGATTTCTCCCATCAAGGACGACGACTTAGAGTACCCTTCCACGGACCATTACATGGCAGCCATGAAATACAAGCTCGCGTCCGATCGTCCGGAACTGGCCGCGCAATTCGCCATGGGTGGTGGTATTCACCAGAAATACCTGGCTGCCCTCGCCAAGCCCGGTGCGAATGTGAAGAAACTCGCCAAGGCCGAGTCCGATGAACTCGCGAAACCTTTGGAGGGCGTGGCATTCAACGAAGGTCTCTGGCTGACCCTCAAGGACACCGAGCTTCGTAAGGCGCTCGCGTACCGTCTCGCCCACGACGCGCGCTTCTTCGCCATTGTGGACGCTGCGCGTAGAAAAAAGCTCTACCTCCTCTTCTACACAGGGCCCGGTGTTGGGTCAGATTTGGGCGGGAAGCGCACAAATGCCGGCACAATTGAAGGGCAGAACAAGGTCGGCAAGATGATTATGGAGCTGGCGAAGTTTACTTGAATGGCCTTAGATTTATTTATACAAGTATAGTTTTTATTATAATACATTATAGAAGGATGGCATGTCTACCAGTTGGTACGAGAGTTGATTTTGGTTCTTCTTTCACGGGGTTTGGTATTCCTCCGGGACAAGCTCCTAATCCACAGAATACGGGAGTAGTTAAAGAAATAATATATATTGTGAAGCGTGATGCTGTAAAGCCTGCACAACCAGCAATTGGTAGCCCTCCAGGATTTGGTGAGCCTCCAAGTCCATTTGGCGCCCATCCGAGTACATTTAGCGCCCATCCGAGTCCATTTGGATTTGGCTATATTCCGCCTAGACCTGCCTCTAAATTTGCAGTTTGTTCACAGAAGAGAGGTGGTATTTCTAGTTCAGCATTAAAAGAAGGGATTTATCTAGAATATATTGATAAAGTTATTGAAGGTGGTGGAAGACGCAAAGCGACGAAAAAAACTCGTCGTAAGAACAGTCGTTTATCCAGAAGAAACAAATAAATATTATAATTTAACAACCACATTTAGCGAATGATCATATATTTACGCGCCGAAACCTATCCGAATGAGTACAGAGTACCCCTTGTTCCCTGTGATGTAAAAAATCTTATATCACAAGGCCACACGGTATATGTGGAGTCATCACAAAGCCGATTTATTCCTGATTCTGAATACGCTGCGGTAGGCGCGCTCATACGACAGAGTCCCTGGTGGGAAGAGTCCAGTGAGACCTTGATAATAGGTCTTAAAACCTTAGACAATCTAGATAAGCTGAATAAACACAAACACATATATTTTTCCCATAGCTACAGAGATCAAAGTGGAGCAAAAACAATCCTAACGGCCTTTGCCAAATCGTCCAGTATCTTATATGACCTTGAATATTTCCACACACCTACAGGCTCGCGAGTATTAGCCTTTGGCCTATACGCAGGCAAAGTAGGCGCCGTCCTAGGTCTTTCCCAGCATTATAAGAGGAGTAATGGTGAGCCCGACATCCAAGACTTGAAGCCTTGGCCAAGCCATGGGGCTATGATGGAGTCTTGTAAGTCAGCAAATCCCCGTATATTAATAATAGGCGCTGGTCGTTGTGCGCAGGGTGTAAAAGAGGTGTTAGAGGAAAGGTGTCTGGCCTATACACAAATTGGAAAGGACTTGGTACCAGTTATGAGCGCATACGATATAGTATTCAATTGTATACTGTTAGACCCGGCATATAATCATGTATGGATTAAACCTGCTGATGTTATCACGAAGCCTCTGTTAATCGTTGACATTAGTTGTGATTACAGTAAGCCAAATAACCCAATTGCAGTTTATGAGACCGCCACAACATTCCAGGCCCCAGTATTCAACTATAATCACAATCTTAGTATAATCGCCATTGATAATTTGCCATCATTGTTACCTCGTGATTCATCCACAGAATTCTCAAATCGCCTCACAGACCTTCTTTTACACTATGACGACGCTTCGTGGAAAAGGAATCTGGGTATATATTACGATAAGAGTGGCGTGTTGAAATACCCACGTATTTAAATATAATTATATACAGAATGGCGAGTATCCATACGAATGTGCTTTCCGAAGAAGAATTACATTATTTGAATAATCTCCCCGAAGTCCTTTCTGCCAAGGCTACATTGGATTCCAGAGCATCTGGAAAGGTATATTTTTCAGTATCTATAACCGATTCTATTCGTGGCACTTTACAATCGCGATTCGGTTTAGATCTTTCTACACAGTCCACGATACCTATGCGTTGGATTAAGGGCGATACTGCTCCCCACATAGACACTGGAGCGTCAAAATTTCAAAACACATATTTAGTCTATCTCAATGACTCGCCCGGCGAACTCATTGTAGATTCCCAGAGTTATCCGATTGAGGCCAATGCCGGTTTTGTATTCCATGAGGGCCTTTCTCATGAAACACGTGCCACAGAGGATGTTCCTCGTCTATTGCTTGGCCCTATGAATGAAATGGCAGAGCCTGTTGGTAATTCAGCGGGTATATACTATTATGCTACACAGCAAAATGCCCTTGGTGGTGGAAATACTATAGCATATAGTGGATATCAAATATATACGGTTGGTACAATTATAAATGGTTCACTTGGATCTTATACAAGTTGGAGAATAGCTTCTAATAGTAGTGGTTCATCTCCACAAAATGCTGTATATCTAAATGGAAGTGTTTTAAATTCAGATGGTGATTTGGCATACTATTATTTATATCCTGCAGCCCCATGCTTCTTAGAGGGTTCAACCATTCTCTGCCAAGTAGATGGTGTTGAAAAATATATCGCTGTTGAAGAACTCAAGAAAGGAACCCTTGTAAAAACGTCATTGAATGGATACAAGGCCGTTGTCTTAATTGGTAAAGGAAGTATTCAAAACCCTGGCAATGATGAACGCACGGAAGATCGTCTGTACAAATGTTCGCCTTCCAAATATCCTCAACTCAATGACGATCTCTATATTACAGGATGCCACTCTATTCTAGAGTTTCCTATAACAGAAAAACAAAAGGAAGATACTATAAAACATCTTGGTAAATTATTTGTCACGGATAAGAAATATAGAATTACGGCTTATGTGGATGAACGTGCCGAGCCTTGGAACTCTGAAGGGACATATACTATTTGGCATTTTGCCCTTGAGAATAATGATGAAAGAATGAATTATGGTGTTTATGCGAATGGAGGATTACTTGTGGAATCATGTGCTATATTTACCTTGAAAAATAAATCAAATATGAGCTTGGACTTATAGGTATTATAAAATTGACCCGTAAACCCCGTGATATTCTCGGTCCCGCCCACTAATCATGTACCCCATTGCTCCCTATACAGGAGGCACACCCCTAGAGCCATGGATGACGCTTGCTATTAAGAATCGTCATCCACGCGACAATAATATTCACTTTGACGAACC